CCTCACATTGGTCCAGACCATAAACAAATTGCTTTAGTTGCTCTTTGTTTGGTGCCTCAAACTTCCAATAGAAATGGTCGTTGAATATGCTAGTCTGGGACTTCTTCATAGTTTTCTATCATATCTGACATGTCAAATAATACAGGGTGACACGCTTCAGCAATTAAATAATCGCTGGCACGGAAGAGGTCTTCCATAGTATACTCCATAGTCGTGTCAGCGTCAAGTTTTACGTCCTCTAACTCCTGCACGAGCTCTGGCAATTCATCAAAAGTAAATGGGATACCCATGATTTTCCACATCTGCACAATTTTTTTATCTGTGGAATTAACTTTTAGATAGCAATAGTTGTGTGTGATGCGAATCTTCTTCATGGGTCAAAAATCTTGAGTCATTTCTGCTAGAGATTGTGATACAAAGGCTGAAGTGCCAGCAGGGTCGGGCACAAATTCCTCAGGAGTTGCAGGAATATCTACACCTGCTACCTGCAATTGGGCAACAGGTGTCATCATAACGGCACCTTTATCGGTGTTAATTTTAATAGTGTGTCCCTTTTCTACTAGAGAAAAAACGAAGTCAAAGTTTGCTTCGACTTCTTCGACACTTAGTGAGATAATACTATTCATGCTAGGTATGTAATTAATTCTTCAGGCACCTGCTCCTTGAAAGAAGCAATGGTTTCTGTAAATCCATCAGCACCGTCTTGGTCAAAGTTGTATTGGACGACCTCATCATAACCCTCGTCGTCAAGAATCTTGATGTTGCGTTGTGCAATGTTGACCCAGATGTGCTCAAGGTAAGTCTCGTTGCTCATGTGGAGGCGTGGTATTGACCTCCCTAGTATACCCTAGTTCAGGAGCAATGGCAAGCCATAAACCTGGTTTGGTCCGAAACCGCAACCAACTGCCATATATCCCGTGCCTACGGAGTAGGACGCCATGCCGCTGACCACTTGATTCATGATGTTACCTGCAGTAACAAATTCGGTGATTACACCCGTTGGTGCGGCGATAAACGTATTATGGACTCCTGACACACTGCCAGCAATAATGTCATTCATAGAACCAGGCACTGCTGTAGATATGCAGACTCTAGTTTGTGTTGGTGGTGATATAGCAGGGAATGGTGTATCTGTTGTAATATCCACAATAGCACCTTTAACTAGAGAAAATTGTCCAGTTAGAGCTGCAAATGGATTGAAGATTGCAACAAATTCAAATCTACCTGCGTTAAGGAATGAAGTAATCCAATTTGCTTCGTTAATAATTTCACCATCGGCCACATTCTCGATGGTGTTTGCTTCCGTTTTTACGGTTTGAGCATTGAGTTGTATTCCTTCAATACCAGTGATTTTAACTTTAGAGCCTTGTAATTTTAACTCACCAGTGTAGGCAATCTCATGGTCACCTTCTTTACGAGTTGAAGACTTCTGCTCTTTTTCATCCTCAAGTTCTGCTTTAAGTTGTGGACCCCACGGTGTGCGACCAAACTCGTCAGCTTCAGGATGGAATGGAATCTCATCCACTGGATAGAAACCACCAACGTTATTATATTTGAGGATTTGCATCCTCCTGTTTTTAATACCCTCTAAGTTATTTTTATACTTATTATCTACAGCGTCATTTTGTGAATTAACGTCTGAAGACAGTCCTTTAGCGACTTTATCAGGGTTTTTCTTAAAAGTTTCCGAATTGGTAGTATTAGCAGTAACGTTTTTGTCTGCCTTTTTAAGTGCACCACCTGAAGTGTCATCTGGATTCTTGGAGCTACCCGACGATTTAGATTGTGGACCGTTTGATGAGTGGTCGTTTTTAGCTCCAGTTACCTCTTCATGGTAGTTACCCATGACTTTTAGATAGAAGTCTCCCTCTACTGTCAAGACATAGTTACCTTTAATAGTTTCACATTTGTCCCTAGCAACGATTTTTGTCTCATTGTTTGGGACGTTAGTATGTCGATTACCATAGGAATCTTCTAATGATGATACACCACCTGGTCCTGAAATAATCTTCTTTTCTTTACCAGGCGTTGCATCAAATATTTCTTTTGCACCATTCAGATGCATCTTAGTTTCTTGCAGGAATGGATTGACATTACTAAACAGGTTATCAATAAAACTTCCACCTTGCAATCCTTCCTTTCGATTGTATGCGTCTTCTACATTTTTCTGATATGGTGTGCCAACGATAGCATCATTTACATTATCACAATCGGTTGTACCGATAAGTGGATACCATCGTTTCGCTCGCGGTCGTTTAATCTTTCGTCCACAGTCTTTCTTAAAGAGAAGACCAAGAATCATTTTAATGATAGAAATCAAACTACCCCAGTCTAGTTGGGTGAAGTCAACTTCAAAAATTGATTGGACTGCCTTTCCTAATTTCCTAGCAGCACCCGCTGCTTTCTTTGCAGTAGAGATAGCAGATATCACATCACCAGCAACATTCTTAACCCTATCCATTGCCTTGGTAATACCATCAAGGATACGACCAGTAACTTTTTTAACAGCATCGCCAATGGCATTCTGTATAACTTTGGCTATTTTGTTCACAGCAAAGCTGGCCATCTGGTTGGCAAAGTTAACCGTGTCCGATAATGCTGCTTGGACTAACCCCAACCACATTGGAGTCTCCATACAGAAGATAGCAAAAATCTCCTGCACAAGTGATAGGATTGCATTAACAACGCCTAGTGGAATAAACTTGGAGATAATTTTAACAAGTGCGTTGATAACTTCTGCAATAATCTTTGCGAGTAATTCTTTTAGCGGTGCAAGGATACCAGCAATACCACCAGAAAGGAAGTTACAAATTTTTCCAAGGTGTTCCTTTACTTTATCACCAGCAAGTTTCATGCCATTGACAAGGGATACCGCACCCCTCTTAGTTCTACCTATTGAAGCTGACATCTCACCTAGCTCAGTGAGCATACGGTCTAGGTCAACTTCAAAACCATCACCACCTGGTCCACCAACACCGTCAGCAACACTATTACCACTGACAGGTGGTTTGATAGGGTTAGTAACAGCATTACCTGGCAGCAATTGCTCAGCAGTAGAGATACTACCACGTGATTCTTCTATATCACCAGTTGCCGTCGATGGTGTCTTACTTTGCAACTTAGTAAATGGTCCACCACCAAGTCTAAGATTGCCTGCCATATCTGTTTGGGCAGGAGTTTTAGTTGCCTGTTTGTTAGCAGACTCTTCATCTGCGATAACAGTACGCTTACTCTCATCATCCAGCTCTCTAAATCCTCTGAATGCACCAAGTACACAAGGCATCTGTGCTTCATCCCCATCAAGGAAGAAACCAATAACCATTGCGCCAGGTTGCAACTCAGTAGTGGAGCCAGCGTTTTTAGTCTGTGCTTTATCTGTAGGTAGAAGGACTGTAGCCCATGGAAGGTCTTCAGTCTTCAGTGTATTTGTATATGCCTCTTCTGCTCCTTCACCAGTATACCAACCGATTACACGCACTTGTACACGACCCAGTTGGGAAGGGTCTTGGTTGTTCTCAACCTCACCAATCCACCAAGTGTATCCGTCTCTACCTAAGAAATCTGAGCGTGTTCTCGCCATTATATTAATGTGTTGTAATCTTATTTATCAACAAGGGTAAAGAGAAATTCTCCTTCCTCTGGAGGTTTACCCCATAGTTGTTTCCCAGTATTTATGTCAATACCTTGGTCCATTGATCTGTAGTCATAACTATTAAATCTGATGGTAGATACACAACGGGAGTCACGAATAACACAGTCACCCTTACCTGTCCACCACTTACCATCCCAAGTCCATGTAAAAGGACAAGAGTCAGCATTATGGGTAAAACTAAAGACATCAGTAGACACCATAGTATCTGTCTGGTCTGTCATTCTATATCTGACCCAGTTATATGCGTTTTCCTCGCCCTTATATTTGTACCAAGACTTTGCTTCCAAAATGCCACTTGATACCTGCCATATTTTTACATCAATTTGTGGCCACCGAGCAGGATTAGACATTGCCTGCCGTTGATTTCGATAGTGTCCAACAATCAGATCTTCAAAGTTATTCATCTCAACCCTTACATGGTTATTATAATATATCTATTTGTTTTTTGTCAATCTTCGTATACTAAACACTCAGGCTCTGAGGGATTTTGGTCACAAAATAATTCGATTGGACTAGGGTCGTGATGATCTCCTGCTTCAATCTCTTTCTTGTGATGCTCTACATAATCTTCTAACTCATGCAATTCGCCTTCAATGTGACGACGCATTTGTGGATTTGTATTGGGGTTATCAAGAATTTCCTTATCCTTCTCGATATGTTTTTCTATGTTTTCCATAGGTTATTACCTTAGTAAGTTGTTTTCATAATTGAATCACGGGTCAAAACTAAATTAGTAGTAATGCCCTCTCTAGTGAAGACGTGTGTTAAACCTTGAATCAAGTATTTACCACTATACTTCAAGTCTACTTTAACATTTTTTCCGCTCTCTCGCGATGCGGGTATCTTCACCTTAACAAGTTGTCCTGCCGTCAACGCTGTGTTGCCAGGCACAGATATCGTCAGTTGGACAGCCTGCAATAAACTATAGCGTCCCGAAGCATATTCGGCAACTGCCAAATTAGATGTATCTGCCTTTGTGCCGTTATTGGGATCGCTTCCTATTGCTGGTTGATTTTTTAAGCTGGGTTGAATTCTATATTTAATCCTAGTTGATGTTGCCGCAGATAAATCTTCAGGCACATCAAATGGAAGTTCTTTATGTATGGTATTTGCTCTCTGGAAAATCTGCTTATATGTGATTTCCCTACCTTTATAATTCGTGCCAGCAGGAGCATTCTTCCCTGACTTACCAGTATTAGTCATATGACTTCTAGACAGGTTTGCCAGACTAATAGCAATAGTACTAGTCTTAAACGTGCCCATCCTCATGTTTCTCAGGTGGTTTGCTTTGTCTGGGTATGTAATGCTTTCGATAACATATGCCCCGTTTGCTGGAGGGTCAGATCCTTGCTGGACATAAGTGTATTCAAATAGGTCGGTCCCACTAGGAGATCCACCACCCATACAGAGTAAATCAATAGACTTAAATTGAAAACCATATCTATTCTCGAAAAATAAAAATCCTGCCTGCATCTTGGAAGCTTTACCAGACCCCTTACCATCTACACGAGTAACTTTGTCTGACATATAAGAGATGACATCCACTGGTCTCCAGTTAGGAGAGATGAATGTAACCTTTGAATGGTGCTCAAAGTTTTCATCCTTACACTTCTTATTAGGTGCCTTAAGATACTTCTTACAGATATGTTGTGGAATATTATCAACATCCTTTGTACTTCTACCAGGTCCAAACGCTTTGAATACTTTCTCCATTTCATTGTTATACATCTCAGGAGAGACGCAATGAATTATATAGAGTTGACCACGCTCTGATTTGATAATACTACCAATCTTATGTACGCGTAACTTGACATTAAGAGGTTGGTCACCAGATGAATTAGTGTCAATTTTTACATGAATCAATTCACCACCCATCAACGTTTTGTTGAAGTCAACAGAATCCAATATAGTGAAGTCACATCTTATGAATGGACAATCAATGGACTCATAGTATGAAAAGTCCATGACAATATCTCTAATGTCATAGTTTTCCTCACCGATGGTTTCGATTTCCATCTTGGTAAGTTTATATAACCGTGATTTTCTATCTGCCATTAGTTAAGGTCCACCATATCTTGATTAGATTCTGTTACTAAACCGAAGCGAGGCATCAGGAACATATCAGCATCAAGTTTATCTAGTCCTCTAATAGGAATAGGAATATCATTACCAGCGCCAGGTCCTTGGACAATAGGGTTACCAACTTCAGTGTTAGCATCACCCACTCCAGCAGAAGCATTTGTTTCTGTTGCAGCCTTAATTGCTTCCTCTTGTGCTTTTTGTTTGTCTGCCTTTGCTTCAGACTTCTTTAACTCAGCATCACCCAATGCTTTACCTGACATAGCATCACCAAACTTAGTTAATGCATCCTCTAGCAATTTCATCGGACTCGTTTCTTTATTCTCACCATCCTTATCACCATCCTTTTTACTAGAAGGAGGTTTTAATTCATCAGCAGTCTCACCATCCTCATTAACAACTATATTCTTTTCTAACTCACCTCTTTGCACTGCAGTTGTAGTTACTTTACCATCCTTACCAGGCATTGCAAACTCCATAGCAGCACGTGCTGCTAGTCTTTGTGCTTCCTTCTTCTTAACTCCTTGCTCCATCCATGCAGCCAGATTCTGCTGGTAAGACTGGTTATATTTGTATGAAAGATCTGCTTGTGGATGGACTGATATCTCTTTCAATGGATATGCTTTGAATGACTTAGAGCGACCCTGCCCAACCTGTTTCCGCATTGTCTTCATCACGGATTCTTTTAGTCCTTCAGATGCAATAATATTATTAAACTCATCGCCTCCAGGTTGCACACTTGTAAGTTTCTCACCCATACCTAAGAGATTAGGTGCTTTAACACGTTTACTAATTGATTTAACTTTTACGTTTCCTTCTTTGTCAGCATTATATTTGACATAATATGTCTTGTCATTTAGGACTATACCTCTTGTATTTTTGTCATCAGGATTACTATTATATGCTTTAGGGTCAAATCTACCCCCTGCTTCAAATTTTGGAATAGTTGTTTTCAATGCTCCTCCCATACTAAACGGCATAGCGTAACCACCTGCAGATGCTTCACGCATTCTCATTCCTGTAAGACCACTGTTTTTACGGGTTGCAGGAGTATCAAACGGGACAACAAATGCGCCACCACCTGCAAATCCTTTCATACCTACCCATTCAGTGCCATGACCAATAAAGGAAACAGATTGTCCACCATCTAGTGATACTGGGTAACCTGAGTGTGGTCCTTGAATCCATCCACCATTGGCAAAACCAGGCGTTATTGTAGGTTGGACTGCACCACCTTCAGAGAATCCAAAGAAATTCTTGACTCCACCAAAGAATCCACTTACACCAGATCCTATTGTTTCTAGACCTTGCTCTACCTTTGACTTAAATGACAATGCCTTTGCAATATTAACTAGGATTGCCATAATGCCATCACCAGACTTGGTGAATGACTCTAATATTTTGCTATCAAGGTCTTCCTCAGGTGCAACTTCTGCGCCAGGATCCTTTTCTGTCTCATCACCTTTGATTGATTTTGTGCCACCAGTCTTTAATGCAGACAGTGGTATACCAAAGATAGCAGCAATAGGTGCTAATGCAGCACCCAGAATACTCTTAAGAGGACCAGGCAAGAATGATGCAAATGTGTTACCAATGAATCCAATAGCAGATACAATACCGTAACCAATCGCTTTGAATGGTAACAGCATCATCTCTCGCAAACCTTTAGCGAGATTAGTAACTTCTGCAATAGTTGTTGCAACAAATGAAATAGGACCAGCAGTAATACCACCACCATCTGCCATTTCAGGCACACGTATCTTAGGGATATCAACAGGTCCGCCACGTGCTTTTGACTTTGCTTCTATTGCTTTACCATCTTTACCCTTCTTACTCTTCTTAGGAGTAAAGAATTTAAGCACAGCAGTTAGTGCTTTGATACCTAGGAATAGAGGTGCAAACATTACCTGTATGCCAGCACCCAGTATCTTAGTGATTAACGGTAGATGTGGCTCAACAGCATCTAGGATACCATTCATGAAACCACCAAGTGCTTCAAAGAATCCCTTGAATGTTTCTTTAATAGGTGCCATCACACTATTAAAGACATCACCAATCATTGTGAAGAATCTACCAATAGGTTTGGTAATAGGTTCTAGTAACTTACCTATACCTTGCCCTGCTTTACCTCCTACGGCTGCTCCAGCAGCGCCTAGAAGCATACCCATACCAGGTACACCAGTCGCAGCACCTATCTGTGCACCTATTGCTTGACCAGCACCAGCACCTACACCAGCACCCAGTACTTCAGAGGTGCTACCACCCTGTGAGCTGACCAGCATAGCTGCAGCACTACCAGCACCCAGTGCCATTCCTACCTTGGCAAATTTATTGCGAGAGAATGCTCGCATCTTGCCCATCATCTTACCAGCCTTAAACATGCCCATGACAGACTTGCCTAAGGTGCCAATCACCCATGCAAATGCTCTAACAGTCCCGATAGGATTCTTCAGGAACATCATGCCCACAAATAGTGGAGCAGCACTTAAAACAAACTGTATAGCACCTAAGAATCCTTTGATTGAGATAGGATTTTCTAGGAATGAAACCAGTCCATCAAGTGCAGACCCTGCAAGGAATGATGTAATCTTAAATATTGCCTTACCAAATGCTGCTAATGTTTTAGCAAGTGCCTGAATCTTCTCAGGATTATTTGCTAACCAATCGAGCACACCAAATGCCACGATTGCAGTAAGGAAAAACTTTGCTAATCTTGCTAAACCAGAGAATAAACCACCCGCTGCTTTTTTTGTGCTCTCTTTGAATTGCTCTCTTATCTTTTTGAATAGACCACCCTTCTCAGCATTTTCCTCAGACTCGTCTCTTGCGTCTTTCTTACGGCGTCTTTCTTCGTCCTTTACCTTTAATTTCTCTCTCTGTGTCTCCTGTTTAGTAGCATCTTGCTGAGCTTTTACAATCTTGTCAGTCGATTGAATTTGCTTTGAAACTTGGACCTTCATTGCTTCGGTCATGCCCTCCACTTGGAGTGCAATGCCGTTCATAGTTGCACCAAGGGAATTCATACCCTTTGTAATGGCAGTAAAACCATTACCCATATCTGCTTCTATCTGACCTACAGCGTTTGCTGCAGATAGTGGAGTATACTTTTTGGCACCACCAGTCGTACCTTTATAAGATATCATCTTATAAAGTTTTGCTCTAGGCACTTTAACTTGTGGTTGAGTATCTGCCATTTAGTTTTTACCTGTGAGGACAGGAGAAGTTTTGCTGAAGATAGGGAATGCCTTTCCTCCGCTAGTATTATTTATTACTGGTTGGACTATAGTTTTAGTTACAACAATAGGAACTATATCACCAGACATTTCTTCATCTGTCATCTTCTCTGCTTTTTTCTTAAAGACTTCTTGAGAGCTTTTGGCATTCTTCTCAACTTTATCTGTAGGTGTAATCTGCTCTAAGTCCACGGTGCCCATGGGCGTCGTTTCAGGTGGTGAACTAGCGGTCTCGACATCAACATTGCCAGCTAACATGTTGAGTGCTTTCTCTAACTGGTCAAATGCACCCATCAAGTTTTCCATGGGTGTCTTCTTAACTTTTACTTCCTCTTCTTCTTTTGATGCATCACCAGAAGATGATGGTGTTTTGCCAGTTTGTCCATATAATCCTTCGCCTGACATTGGTCCCGAATCAGCGGGGTCTGTTTTCACATTGGGGGAAGCAGCGCCAGCACCATCTAGGTTTTCCCAGTGCCATGCTTCAGTAGCGTTAGGAGTATTAGGACTCAATCCCCAACCTTTAAGGTAAGTAAATCCAAACTTATCTGCGTTTGCCCACAACCACTTATATCCTGCATCATAGTAGTTAAGGTCAGCAGCAAGACCATATCCATGATTAGATGTGCCAGGAACAGCAGCAGTACCAGGTGGTTTAGTGTTATACATATGCTGCTGGTCAGCAAATGTCCTGAAAGTATCGTTAATACCAATAGGATGACCATCTTTCTTAGCAGCATCTAACATAGATTGAAACTTATCAGCAACGCTCTTGTGTAGAAGACCTTCACCTGCCTGACCCCATCCAGCATAACCTTTCACATTTTTCATCTCAGACATGGGGACTTCCCCATTCTTGTACATATCCTGCACTCTACCGCCTGCAGCAAATCCATCCCACCCAGCAAGACGGTAAGGAGATTTAGCAGGATTTTCTACTTTTTTTACTTTTAAGTCATCTGTTGGTTGATTATTTGACTGCCATCCTTTAATTTTACCAGCATTAGCAGCACCAGGTTTCATTATAGATCCACCCTCTGCCATCTCAACAAGTAATTCTTTTACTGTTGCGACACCGACACCTGCGGCATTCATACCATCACCAGCATAATAAGACTGACCTGCAGTAACGAATCTATTTGCTCCCTGCATATCATATGGCACTGGGAATGATGCCCATTCCATTGCCAATCTCTTCATAGCTTCATCTGGGTCTTCCTTCGCCATCTGCCATGAGATGCCCCCACCTGCTTTTTGCTCAATGAGACCGATTGCCATCTTATCCTGATTCTCTTCGCTAAACTTATCATCAGGACTCAAATTTGCATACCTAACTGCCATGTCCTTGACATGCATGAATTGATATCTTCCAGCTGCAGAAGACCCTCTAGATCTATAAGTTTCCTCTTGCCAATCATCTGCCTGCTGAATGGTCATTTCAGTGAGTGGTGGACCACCAGAATACTTTTGTTTCGTAGTGGAAGGGTATATTGAATCATAAGACCCATTCACTGCTTCTTTAGCAGCAATCATTTCTAAAAGTGGAGTCCAGGCACCACCTGCAGATGAAGTATTTCCTGGCGTTACAGGAGCATCACTACCAGAAGAACTACTACTGCTACTACTGCTAGAAGAGCTGCTATTCTTTTTCTTTGTTTTCTCCTCAGGGACGATTGAATAAAGGACATTCATCAATGCCTTACGGAAGTCTTCGCGATATACCTTCTCAAGTTTTTTCTTTGCTACTACTGTTTTCTCAACAGTATCTTCTACCTTCTGGTTTTCTGGAATATTAGGTATAACAGGTTTTGCACTACCAAGTCGATTGCTACCAGGTACAGATTTACCACCAAATAGTGACGATGCTTTAGAAATATCACTTGATAGGAAACTTAATACAGGTCCTCCAAACGGTCCAAATGCTCCTATGGCACCAACTATGGCACCTAACATAACCTTACCAATCTCTCTCAAGATAGAGACTTGACCATTAAGGGGACCACCAGATGCCATCTGAGGTAAAGGTGATTTAACAACACCACCCTCCGCCATCTTATCAAAGTTAAACAGGTTAAATGTAAGTGCGTCAGCAATACCACCAACAACACTCTTAGGGTCCATCAACCGTTTGGCGTTGTTAACAACAAACCCAACAGTTTCACCAATAACAGAGAATAATGGACCAAATACAAACTTACCAAAGTCCAGTAATACCTTACCAACATCCATGAGGATAGTTGCCAATCCTCCTATAAACCCAAATAGAGCACTAAACAACTCCTTGATAGGGTCAAGTATTGGACCAAATACCCCTTTGACTATCTTAAAGAGCATACCAAAGTATCTCTTGATAGGCTCAAATATAGGTTCGATGATAGGACCAATGCTCTTACCTACAAACTCACCTAGGAAACCACCAATAGCACTACCAATGATAGGTGCAAGTGGTCCTAAGAATGGTGCTACTGCAGTCAATGCTGCTGCACCAGCTATACCACCTACTGCTTGACCTACACCAGCACCAACAGCAGTACCTGCGCCCTCACCCATAGCAAGTCCAGAGGCAATTCTCGCTCCGCCGCCAACAATACTAAAGAGACCAGCGCCACCGCCAGGAAACTTCTTGACCATACGACCCATGCCTTTGCCTAGTCGCCCTTTAGCGATACGACCACGCTGTTGCATCTTCTGGAAGGGACCCTTCCTTGCCTTATCGTATTGTCCTGTAAATCTATCGTTAAATGCTTTTTGATTTAGGTCAGACTTATATCCTTTACCTGCATTCTTTGCTCTTCTTGCATCAGCTCTCTTAGATGCTTTCTGCATCTCCTTATACTCTTTCTCAGAGTAGATGATGCCAGTCTTCTTATCTTTATATCCCTTAAATCTTGCTTTCTTAGATGCCTTGAGCTCTTCTGTTGTCTCTGCAGTTTGCTGGAATACTGAGTTAATCCTCTTAGCATCCTTGAGCATCTTCCAAGGCATGACAAGATACTGCACAGCCCTTAGACCAGCAATACCTCCAATAAGTTGGAATGCACCTAAGAAGAATCTTAGTCCTCTCTTGACTGCTCCTTCATCTTCAAATGACCCAACTAAATTTGTAATACCATCTAGTATAGACCCTATAGCCCACTTACCTAACCACCAGGCAAATTTTCCAAAAGCGTACAGCAGTCTACCTATCTTCTGTATCCCCTCTGGATTTTTCTCCATCCAGCTGAGAGCACCGTATATAACGAAATACTTGATAATATTTCCAAGTAACTTACCTATACTTTGTAAAAAGTTAAATATAGGTTTCTTGACTACTTCTAGTCTTTTCTTTCCTTCAATATCTCCTTCTTTCGCCCCTTCTTCTGCAGCATCCTCAGATTTCTGTCTCTTCTTCTTCCCAAGCATTCGTTTTAGACGTTGCTTGAAGTCAGAAAATAGTTTCTTTTTCTCTTTCTTTTCTTCCTCTACAACTTGGACTTGTTTTTCAGTAGCTGTAGAAAGATACTTATTTTGAAACTCTAAGATAGTCTTCTGCTGAAAAAAGTTTTCGCTAAGACCGTCCATAAGGGCACCTTGACGGTTAATACCTTTACGGATTTGATTGAAGTTAATGCCAGTAGCTGACTTACCATCAATCGGTTTAATCTTAACAAACTTTTTAAGAGTTGCTGCCATTAGAGAGACATTCGATTTTTGTCCTGTTGTTGCCGTTGCTCCTCTTCTTTAATGAATTGGATAAGGAGTGTCACATAGATGTCACGCTCCCACGGTATCATGTTTTCTAACTCAGTAAGAGAATACTTATGGTGTTGCATTAATGCAAAATTAGTCTTGTAATAATTTTCAAGACTATCATGCAATAGGGCTACTCGAAAAAACTTGCAAGACCTTCAAGGACAACTTCACTCTTTACCTTAGTCTTTGGATTATATACTTCCAAAGTATAAGAGAGTTTAGGCATTGTCTCAAAGAATGCTTGGACTTTTGCAAATTGGTCCGAATTCAGATTCTCAAGAAACTCAAGTGCTTCTTTATGTGAGAAACTGTCATACACCTCATCAGTGTCATAAACTTGCTCGATACATGCTGCTGCCATCTCAAAGATGTCATCAACCGTAGGATTTTCACTCATGTTTTGTTGAATAAATGCATCCAATGATGGATACTTCATCACAACTCCAACTTCTTTATCAAGTTGAATCTTCTTCTCATGTCCTTCAGGAATTAGCACATCTACCTCTTGCAGAGGGACTTCTACAGGAATAGTAGTCTCATCATCATCTGGTGCAGTAATCTTAAATTCACTGACTTCACCAACTGCCTTAGCACGAATGCGAAGGAAGATAAACTCAATCTCAAAAGTTGCAAGGTCTTCAACCTTACTCTTAAGATTAGTGCAATTCTTAATAATGGTTTTAACTGCCTTAATCATTTGCTTGTTGTCTTTCGACTCCATAGCAAGGTATAGCAGTTTTTCTTCTTTAACGAGGAATGGACGGTAAGTCACTTCTGTGCCTGTTACAGGCAGGGTCATCTCGTACTCGGGGATAGCGAGCTTAGGTAAGGGCATAATACTCCATAACTATTACATTTATTTAGACACCCACTCGGAAGACATCTGTTTGTGTTGGTGCAAATCCGAGTTGGTCAAGCACATCGGCGGTATCGTCGATGATTTTGTCTTTATTAGCACCAAATTTGATGCCAGGTCCACCAATAGTGTCAAATCTATATCTCTCAAAGTGGAAAGATATATTCAGTTTAACTAATTCAGTTGGACCGTTATTGAATGTCAATTCAGACATATCATATGGGAAAGCACCATACATGTACCATACAGCAGAACTACGGTTTAGTCTACTGTATGACTCAGGTCTTTTCCCCCTAGCAGGATGCCTGTATACAATGTTTGTACCTGTCTCCCATTTAGTTATAATCAAGTCGGTCGTGTATTCATCATAGAATCCAGCACGATTTTCAGCATCAGTTGCTGTAAATTGCATCCAATTCTCAAAGAATGCCCGATGATACATGTCTTTAGTGACAATAAACTCAATCTGAGTGTCACCAAATGCGGTATCGGTGGCAAACTTACGTGGTGCACCAATGTCTCTAACTGTGCTAGTAGTGATACGTCTACCAGGTACAGTTACACTATTAGCAAGATAGTTAATAGCTTCATAATGACTTTTAATTGCTTTAGATTTTCTCTCCGCATTACCCAACCACTTATTATCATTGAAATAAATGCAGGGTGGCACGGCAAGCATCACCGAAAACAGGTTAGAGCGAGACGGCTCATACTTGCCTGAAGTGACTAAATCCTTAAAATCTAGGAAATTATTAGCAGCCATTTATAGTTTACCCCATATAAAGGAGCTAGGGACCTCAATATACCTACCTGCAGCATTAAGCAAAAATTGCTCAACGGGCAGCGGAGTATAGTTATTTAGATACTCCTTCGGCACTTTCATTATATTGCTAGCATTAGACATAAAGTATTTATGATGGCAGCGAGCAGGATATGAAATAGAACCAGAGGACCATGTGCTAGCAATGGATACTTGTGTGCTAGGTCTTAGATAATGTATGTTACCACCAGAGAATTGCAGATTCTGATAATCAACATCAGTTATCAATGTCATGGGATATTTGTCATAAAAAGGTAGTTTTGGAGTTGCAGCACCGTAACCATAGAAAATGATATCACCTGGCGCAAATGCACCATCGTATGAGTCCAGTCCCCACATGAGTTGACTGCGATACCATTCTTTTGACTGTTTCTTGCCTCCTGCAAGGTCTTTAACATCTGAGAATATACTCACACGTTTAACTCCTTTTCTGTAAGAATGAGAAATTTCATGTTACGATCTTTACAGTATTCAGTCGCTGCTTTCCATTTTGCCTGATTAACACCGTAAGTCTTTACCTCCGTTATGTATTTACGAGTCTGCCTTTTAGGTCTCTTGGGCGGTGCACACTGTGCCTTCGGTTTAACCTCAATAATGTACTTCTCAGTCCTGCCGTTTCTAGTCCTTGCTCTGACGTAGAAATCGGGGAAATAGCGGTGTACCCTACGATCAACAGGACTAATGTATGGAATGATAATCTCTTCACTACCCCACTCTGTAACGTTTTCATTCTTATCACACCAGACCATAAACTTTCTTTCCCACAAACTTCTATAAATAATATTTGTAGGGTCGCCCTTATACTTTCCTCTATTGGTTGGTCTATACTTTCCCGAATAACTCATGGCACAAAATCTAGTATATCCTAGGACTAAACCGTTAGGACCGTTTTCAACAAATGCTGCGGGTGCAATTCGTAAAAAGAATTCGCATGGCACAGAAGTTGTTGACTACCTTAAAATAAGTATTTATGACCCGAAGGAGGGAAGTAACAGTAGTTATAATAAAGTAGGCAAAGGAAAAAACTCTACTGCTGCTACAGATAAAATTAAATCATCTATTTACCTATACCTACCCAATAAACTTAGAGAAGGATATACAGCGAAGTATAACGGTGTGAGTTTAGGACCAGTAGGAAGTAAAGCTGTTGGTGCTGCTGCTGATGCTATTGGTGCTGGTGGTATAGGTCAAGGGTTTGGCGATTCAGTCAAGGAAATGGCAAAGTCTGCAAAACCACAACTAGGATACAGTCTTGGTGCACAAGCAATCAACACTGTTGTTGGAATGACTGGTGGTAGTGGTAACTTGAATCCTAATGACCTTGCAGCATTAACTACAGGTAAGATATTCAACCCTTATGAAGAGACTATCTTTCAGGGGATGGAATTCCGAGACCACAGATTTGATTTTATGTTTGCACCTAAGAATGCAAAGGATGTGCAAACAATCGTTGATATTATTGAAACACTTCGTATTGCTATGTTGCCAGGTAAGAGTGGTGAAGACTTTTTAACAATTCCAGACTATTTCCGTATGGAGATTGTAAGGTATGTGAGTAAAGATGATGAAGAACAATTAAAACCCCAAAAAGGTGGTAAAAATCCTGGTGTATTGCAAAAACTAATGCAATTCCCAGCAAAAATGGTATTGGTGAATATGGAACTTGATATGTCCCCTTATGGGAATTATTCGTCTCTGCAGACACAAGACCAAGCAAATGATGATTATGATTACGGTCCTATTGCATACTCTATGCAATTAGCATTCAAAGAAACTTCTTACCTTACTCGTGAGAGTTATGGTTTCAATCCAAAAGGCAAACCTTTCAAGACTACCGATCTAAATCCAAATGTCTAATTACTTTACATATCTACCTGACGTATACGTTAGGACTCAGACATATAGGACGAATAATAACGACCCATATGTTTTAGCAAAGAATATCTTTCGTAGAATCAAAATTCGTGATGATGTAGAGTATCTGGTAACAGGATTTACTCAATATACTATTAAAAATCAGCAGAGACCTGACCAAATTGCTGAGGAATTTTATAGTGACCCCAGTTATGACTGGGTTATATTAATTACTAACAATATTACCAATATCTACTCAGAATGGCCTATGTCAGAACATGAGTTATATGATTACTGTGAGCGTAAATATGGTGCGAATAACGTAGAAAACACCCATCACTGGGAAACAAGAGAAATTAGAGGTCCAAAAAACGTATTATTACTACGTGAAGGTATTCAGGTGCCTGAAAGTTTCTCATATAAACGTCCAGATGGCACTACGATGCTAAAAGACCACGTAGTCAAGGAAGTTACTAACTTTGAGTATGAGAATAATGAAAATGAATTCAAGAGAAATATATACGTGCTTCGCGAACCTTATCTAGAAGAATTTGTTAATGAGTTTCAAGAATTGGTTGGATATGAGGATAATATCGAACTTGATATTAATACTGGTCACAAGAGGACTAAGCGTGCCGTCGAAGAAAACTTTATCCCAGTCAAACCAACATATTCCACAAATGTTGGTCGGACATCTACTATCGATTTTGCTTCAGAAGCAGATTATGGAAATATTACTATCAACAACGAGGGAGCAACTATTGCAGCAGGAGACGTGCTAGCAGATGGTACTACAGTAGTTACCACTTCTGCAGCAGGCACTGAAACAATAACAACCACCAACCAATACGGCACCAGTAACGATGAAGGTCAATCTACTAGCAGTAGTAGCAGCAGTAGTAGCAGCTCCTCTTCTTCTTCTAGTAGCAGTGGGTCCTCCAGTAGCGGTGGATATGGTGGTGGTTATTAACCCTTTTCTTCTTTTTTCTTTTTGAAATATAGTTTATAGTATCTTTTTTTCATCTCATCGATGATATCCATATCTTCCTTAAACCCCATATATTTGAGGTGTTGATATGTGCCTTCCATTTCACTTATAAGACAACAAAGACCAATAGCATTCTGAGGTCTACCCCCAAAGTCATATTCTTTAAGGTCTTTCATTTTTGCCTATCAATGTGATGTTTGTTTTTATATGCTTCCCTTTCTTCGGTAGTATATATACCTATCTTTTCCCACATTTCCGCCACCATATCTACTTGAGGTGGCATTTTTATGTACGATGTATTCTTTGATTCTTCCT